AATGGATCTATATAATAATATTTCAGATGTTTTAAATAAAAGAAATATACATTTAGCAGTTGGAGATATTTACGATTATATGGAAATATGGAAAGAATGGTATGCCGGAGATGTTGCAGATTTCCACCATTACAATGCAAAATTAGCAAATGGACAAACTGTTGAATGTGAAAGATTAACAATGAATATGTTTAAAAAATTGTGTGAAGATATGGCAAAATTATTATGGACAGAAAAAACACAGATTAAATTAAGTTCATTAAATGCTACAAAGAAATTATGGGCAGTTTTAGATAATAAAGTAAATAATTTTACAACAAATTTTCCAATATTTTTGGAGCAAATATGTGCTTTGGGAAATGGTGCATTGATAGAATATAAAGAAAATGGATTAACAACTATTGATTATGTTACAGGAGATTTGATTATACCATATAAATATACGAATTCGTATGTTTATGGAATTATAACTATTTCTAGATATTCAGAAATTGATGCAGATGCAAAAGGGAAAAAAGGAAAAGTAAAATATTTTACACATATTACATATCATGAATATGAAAATGGAATATATAAAAAGAATAATGAATTATATGTTTCAAAAACAGAGGATGAATTAGGAAAAGAAATTGATTTTAATGTTGAATTTCCTGATGTAAAAAAGAGTTCAGAGATTGAGACAGATGTTCCTTATTTCCAAATAATAAAACCAAATTTAGCAAATAATTTGGATATGGCAAGTCCTTTGGGGATATCTATATGTGCTAATTCTATTGATAGGTTTAAGTCAATAGATGTTAAATATGACTCTTTTATGAATGAATTTATTTTAGGAAAGAAAAGAATATTAGTTGATAATTCTAGTTTGAAAGCAAAAGCAATTCCTAATGAAGATGGAACTATTGACTATGTTCAATACTTTGATAAAAATGATACAGTATATGTTGCAGTAGAGGGAATGGAAAAACAACCTGCAAAAGAGATTGATTTTAAATTAAGAGCACAAGAACACATTGATTCTATAAATGCAGATTTGAATTGGTTATCTTCAAATGTAGGATTAGGAAATAATTTTTATAAATTTGATGGAGTTTCAACAAAAACTGCAACGGAGGTTATGTCTGAAAATAGTGAGGCATTTAGAACAAGAGCACATCATTTAATAAATGTTAATGATGTTGTTTATGATTTAGTTAGAGCAATATGTCATATTGAGGGAATAAAAACAACAGATATATCAATAACTCCTGATGATTCTATAATTGAAGATAAAAATGCAGAAAAAACACTAGCATTGATGGAAATTCAACAGGGATTAAAAAGTAAAAAATCATACTTAATGAAATATGAGGGTATGACAGAGGAACAAGCAGAAAAAGAATTACAAACAATTGCTGATGAAAAAATGACAAATCAGGAAATGTTTGGTTTTCCTACTGAAAGAACTCCGGATGATACAAATGCAGAAAAGAAAGATGAAAAGGAAGAAAAAAAGGAAAAAGTAAATAGTAAGAAAGAAGAAGAAAAGGAGGAATAATAAATGTTACCTCCAAATTATTTAAAACAAGTAGAGAAACAAGCAATAAATATATATGGTAATCTAGAACTTGAAATTATACAAGAAATAGCAGAAAGAATTGTAAATGTAGGATATGCAAATACAGTTGTTAAAAATGATGTTATGATAGCACAACAAATGGGAGTTCTTTATAATGATATTGTAAAAATAGCAGCCAAAGAAAGTGGAAAGTCATTTGATGAAATTCGTTCTATTTTTGAAGATGCAGGAGCAACAACAATAAAGAATGATGACAAAATATATAAAATGGCAGGACTAGATCCTATTGCAATAAAACAAGATAAATCAATGATGGATTTTTTATTAGCAACAGTAAGAAAAACTGATAGTAATTTAGAAAATTTAGTAATGACAACTGCTACATCTAGTCAAGAGTCTTTTTTTAATGCAATGAATCAAGCATATATGGAAATTTCAACAGGAGTAAAAAGTTATTCACAAGCAATAATTGATGCTGTTGATAGTATTGCACAAAAAGGAGCATCTGTTATATATCCATCAGGACATAAGACAAGTGTTGAAAATGCAGTAAGAATGAATATTGTTACAGGAGTTAATCAAACTTGTGGTAAATTGCAACAAATGAGAGCAGAAGAATTGGGATGGGATTTAATGGAGATTGATGCCCATGCAAATGCAAGACCATCTCATGCAGAATGGCAAGGAAAAGTAGTTAGTTTAAGTGGAAAAGCAGGTTATTTATCATTAGAAGATATAGAATATGGAGAAATAACAGGATTTAAAGGAATAAATTGTTATCATGATTGGAGACCATATTATGAAGGTTCTGCGAGAACATATACAGACCAAGAATTAGAAGATTTAAAAAATGAAAGTGTTGTATATAATGGCAATAAGATGTCAAAATATGATGCAACACAAATTCAAAGACAATTAGAAAGACAAATAAGACAGGATAAAAAAGAATTAGCAGGATTACAGGGAATTTTAACAAGTACAACTAATGATAATAAACTTTTAGAAGATACTAGAACAGAATTTGCAAGAAGAACATTATATTATAATTCACATAAAAAAGAATTAAACAGTTTAGTTCAACAAATACTAACAAAAAATGATAATACTAGATTATATATTGGAAAACAAGAAAAGGTTATAGGTACACAAATTGGAGTTGTAACTAAAATTGCTAATAAATATAATAATAGTGGTATTATAGGAATGAATGTAAATGGTGTTAAGATACAAGAAATTGGAGAACACATCATTTCAAGAACTTATGGAAAGAAAGTTAGTTTTGAAGATGTTGAAGATACATTGAAAAATCCTGTTGGCTATGGTAAAATAAGAACAGATAATAGCCAACAAATAAAAGGTGCACATTGTACTGTTGTATTAAATACTAAAACAGGAAAATTGATTACTGTGTACCCTAAAAATAATTAAAAGGATGATAAAAAATGAAAATAAAAAGTAAATTTGATGAAAGGCAATTAGAATTGATTGCAGAATTGCATATAGACATAGAACAAGATTTCAACAAAGAAAGGTTGGAAGATTTTGAGGATAAAGTCTATAATAAAATGATGGATAATTTAGATTCGGAACAAAACTTTACTGATAAGGCAACAGAATATGAAAATATCCTAGACATTGTAGTTGATATAGAAAACAATTACAATGATTAAATGAATTAGTTAATTAAAGACACATAAAAGGTGTCTTTTTTTATTGTCTTTTACAGGTAGACATTAAAGAACTGGGAATATGCCGACGGGCGAAAACGGGAGGTAATAAAAATGGACAATGAAAACAATAACAATCAAGTTGATGAAAAATTAAATCAACAAAATGGAACAGTAGAAGGAAACGAAGGAACTGGGAAAGTAGATACTCAAACTACAAAACAAAACGAGGGTGCTTTTAAAGTATTTCAAACACAAGAGGATTATCAAAAAGCAGTAGATGCTTTAATGAAATCTAAACTTCCATCAAAAGAAGAAATGGAAGAATTTAAGAAATATAAAGAAAGCAAAAAAACAGATGCTGAAAAAGCAGCAGAAAAAGAAACTGCTTATCAAAAAGCCTTAACCGATGTCGAGGAAAAAGACAAGACAATAGCCATATTAAGAAGTGGAGTGTCAAGAGATTATGAGGACTTTGTTCAATATACAGTTTCAAAAATGGATGGAGATTTTGAGGAAAATTTAACACAATTCCTTAAAGATAATCCAAAATATTTAGGAAAATCTGAAAGTGATAATGATGATCCTAGAAATAATACTGATGGTGTATCAGTAAAAAATATGAATAATAAAAAAGATAGTGGTGTTTCAGCAATATTAAAGCAAAAACACCCTGAATTATTTAATTAAATGAAAGAGAGGTAATTTATTATGGCAAATGCACTAGGTACAAATGGTACACATAAAAGAAAAGAAACTTATGCTAATGAGGTGTTAGCAATTGCGAGAGCAGAAACAAATATTTATGAGGATTTTTCAGAAGATTACGAAAAAGATGGAGTAACAGGACAAATCAATGTCCCAACAAGAAATGGAGAGGTAAAAGTTTCAGATTATGATATCAAAAATGGTATTGAATTAACACAATCTGCAACAGATTTCTTACCACTTCCAATTGATAAAGACTATGGTGTAAACGAGTTAATTGATGGATACGAGGCAGAGGCAGTTCCAGACAACTTAAAAGCACAAAGAATTGAAAGTGCAGGATATTCTATCGGTATTAAAAAAGAGGCAATGGCAATTGCTTGTTTAATGACAGGTACTGTTTCAACAGATACAACTGCATTAACAGTTAATGATGTTTATGAAAAAATAGTTGCAGAAGTTACAAATATGAAGAAAAGAAATATGAAAGTTGGTTTAATGAGAGTAGTTATTTCAGCAGATGTTGAAAAATTATTATTAACTGACAAAGTATTTGCTAATACTTCATCAACAATTGGTGCAGAGTTAATTAGAGAAGGTGTAATTGGTAAAATTGCAGGTGTACCTGTAAAGCCTAATTACTTAATGGATGAAGATGTAGAATTTATTATTTATGATAAAAGATTTTGTCAAAAATATGAAGTATGGAAAAAAGAGCCATCTGTTGAAGATATCAAAGATGGTAAACATATTTGTGCATCTGCATTACAAGGTAGACAAGTTGGTGGCTTAATGGTTACTAATGCTCTTGGTGTTCAAATTAAAAAAAAACAGTAGATGAACCACAAGCACAATCTGAAAGTGAAGATTTAAGTTCATTAACAAAAGCACAATTATTGGAAAAGGCTACTGAATTAGGTGTAGAAGGTGTTTCTAATAGTAACACCAAAGATGAAATAATTGCTGCTATTCAAACAAAGATGAATGAAAATGTGTAGGAGGTAAAAAGGTATGCTAAATTATATAACTGATACCGAGTATAAAAAGTTAATTGGTGTGGATAGCATACCGGATAACTTTAATAATTTAGTAATTGAGGCAAGTACATATATAAATTCAAAAACATTTAATAGAATTGATTCTAATGATGTTCACGAAAATGTAAAATATGCTACCGCCTTAATTATTCAAAAAATGGATGAGGCTGAAAATCAAAAAAAAGAAATTGGAAATCTAAAATCACAAAATATTGAAGGGTGGAGTGAAAGTTATGCAACACCCGAAGAAATCGACAAAAAGTTAGAAGTCGATAAATTAAAAATTATAAAACAATACTTATGGAATGTAATAGGAAAAGATGGACAACCTCTCCTATATACAGGAGGTTTCTAATGAATAAAAGATTTTTTATACATTCTATCACTATTTATCATGTTAATAATAATGATACATTTACGAGAATGGATTTTAAGGAAGTTTATTTTAGACATAATAAAAAATCTAATATGATTGATAAACGGACTTGAAAAGGGCAGTTCTGGAACAATTTATATACCTACAATGGATAGGTTAGAACTAACTGAAAGTGATATTGTAGTAGAAGGAATAATTGATAAAGAATATGCTGAAATTTATAACGATCCTAATATTCAAAAATTTAGAATCGTTAGTGTAGATGATAACCGAAAAGGTAATTTACAACACTATAAATTAGGAGTTAGTGAATAGTGGGTAATAATAGTGGTTTTAATGTTATTGTTAAAATGAATAGTGAAAAACAAATTCAAAATAGACTTCAAATAAACGATGAAGGTAGGGCGGTAGAATTTCTTCGTGATGATGTATATAGATTATATCAACCTTATGTACCTCGTGAGCATGGAGATTTATATCGCCTAGTTAGTTTTCCAAATAAAAGAACAATCAGGCACAACTCGCCATATTCCCATTATCATTATAAAGGAATATTATATTTAGCCAAAAATGGAAGTTCTTGGGCTAAAAAAGGAGAGAAGAAATATCCAACAGGTACTAAATTAAAATACTCTATTGGAGGTCCTGAATGGGATAAAAGGATGATGAATAATCGTAGAAGTGAAGTTGAAAAGGATTTAGAAAATTTTATAAAAAATGGAGGAAAATAAAATGTCTAAACAAAAAACAAGTATTGAGAAATCAAAAATGCAATATATAAAGGAATATATTGAAACTTGTCCTTTGTTAAAAGGTAATAAAATCAATGTTGATTACTTAAAAGATAAAGAATATAGTTATTCAATTGATAGAACACCAGTAAATCCTGTTGTAAAACAATATACTGATGGAGCATCAATAAAACAGATTGCATTTGATTTTAGTATTACATTTCCGATAGCAAGTGTTGCACTTTATAATTTAATGAATTCAAAATTTTGTGATGATTTTATGGATTGGATTGAAAGCCAAAACAATAAAAGAAATTTACCGGGAATTGAGGGTGCGAGGTCAATTCGTTGCACTTCTCCTGGTTACATTTTAAGTAAATCAGAAACAACGGCAATTTACATTATTCAAATGAATTGTCAATATTATGAAAAAAAGTTAGGAGGAAATTAAAATGGGTTTAAAAGATGGAGATATTCTAAATAGAGCCGATAAAGTTGCATTTATGGGATTAACAGATAATGCAACTACATATAACAGAATGCATGGTTTCACAGATATGGGAAAATCTGCAAATCCTAGTGAATATTCTAGAAGATATGTAGATGAAAGAACTGAAAGAAGTGATGTAACAGGTTATGCTCCTGAAATTGGTTATGGATTTGACCAAACTAAAGGAGATAAAGTTCAACAAGTAATAGTTGATATTACTGATGATGAACTTACAGGGAAGAAAGTTACAATAGTAACAGTTGATTTTTCACAAGAAGGAGCAACAGCAAATACTTATGTTGCTAGAAAAAGAGAATATTCAGTTATTCCTGATAGCGACGGAGATAGCACAGATGCTTATACTTATAGTGGTTCATTTAAAGCAGCCGGAGATATTGTAAAGGGAACTGCAAGTTCAACAGATAATTGGGAAACATGTTCATTTACTGCTGATGCTGATTCTGATGCAAGTAATGAATAAAAAATAATTTAATTTGATTTTGAGGCTAGGTAAATCTAGTCTCTTTTTTATTTATAAGGAGGAAGTTTTAATGAAAGTTTTAAATGTAGAGTTAAATTTTGATTTTGCTGATGCAGATGATTTGGAGAGATTTGAAAAGGAATATCCTGAAACAGAAAAAAGATTACAAGAAATAAAATGGGATAATGCCAAAGCAAGTGAAACTATTAGAAGTTTTTGCAAAGTAATATTTGAGTTCTTTGACAAAGTATTTGGAGAAGGAACGGCAGAGAAAGTGTTTAAAGGTAAATCTAATTATCAAACATGTTTAAAGGCTTTTAAAGATGTTGTTGATGAGAAAGATAAACAAGACAACGAAGTTGATGAGACAATTCATTACTTGGAAAATTATTCTCCTGATAGAGCAAAAAGAGATTAGTTATGAACATATTGATTGATAAACTATCTACTATTTTGAAAAAAAGAGTAGGAGATATTGATTTTAATACAGATTTTAGGATTGGAATGTTATTTGAAATGTTAATGCAAGATAGAAACATTGAAAAAGAAATAAAAGTTATTCAAGCAATAAAACTGTATTATCCTCATCCTGAACAAATAACAGATATAGAAAAAGCCTATGATGATATTGTATGGTTTTATACTTGTGGAAAAAGTGATTTTAATAAAAACAAAAAAGATGAGGAGGAAAAAAGCACCAAGAGAAAAGAAAAATCTCCAAAAGATGAAAGAATTTATGATTATGAATATGATGATGGTTATATTTATAGTGCATTTCTTCAGCAATATGGGATAGATTTACAAGAAATTGAATATTTACATTGGTGGAAGTTCAAATCAATGTTTGATGCTCTTAATAAAGACACAAAAATAGTAGAAATAATGGAATATCGAGCAATAGACCTAGGAAAAATCAAAGATAAAGATGAGAAAAACAGATATAAAAAATTAAAGAAAATATATAGTTTACCGGATATGAGAACGGAGGCTCAAAAGGAGGCAGATTTCGGAAGTTCATTCTGGTAAAGAAAGGAGTAAGAAAATGTCAGATGGTTCAGTTGATATTGAAGTCGGTTTGACAAAAGACCAATTCAACAAACGGATTAAAATCCGTAAAAAATGATTTGAACTCCTTAAAAAATTCATCTATTGGAAAAACATTTGATGGAATTTCTAATAGTCTAAATTCTGTTGGAAACATGGCTACAAGTGTTGGAAAGAAAGTAACGGTTGGATTAACTGCACCTCTTACTGCATTGGCTACGGCAGGTATTAAATATAATGCAGAAATGCAAACATATAATACTAGATTAAAAACATTATTAGGTAGTGCAGCAGAGGCACAAAAAACATTAGACCAAATTAAGAAAGATGCAGCAGCAACCCCTTTTGATGTTGCAGGATTAACACAAGCAAATTCGTTATTGATCTCGACAGGTTTAAGTGCTGATGATTCTAGAAAAACAATTCTTGCTTTGGGAGATGCCGTTTCCGCATCAGGAGGAGGAAACGAAGAACTACAAAGAATGGCAGTTAATTTACAACAGGTTAAGAATGTTGGTAAGGCAACTGCATTGGATATAAAACAATTTGCCTTTGCAGGAATTGATGTTTACGGAATGTTGTCAGATTATACAGGAAAAACTAAAAAAGAATTGCAAGATATGGAAATTACTTGGGATATGTTAAATGGTGCAATCATAAAAGCAAGTTCAGAAGGTGGAAGATATTTTGGTGCAATGGAGGCACAATCACAAACAATTTCAGGTAAGATTTCAACATTAAAAGACTCTTTTAGTGCTTTTACTGGAAATCTAACATCTTCTTTAATACCAACAGTAAATAAAGTAATAGATTTTGCTAGTCAATTATTGGACAAGTTTAATAATCTTGATAGTGGAACACAACAAGCAACACTAAAAATTATAGGATTTGCAGGTGCATTAGGACCTGCTCTTATTGGTTTTGGGCAAATAAATAAAGTTTTAGGTACAGTTACAGGTAAATTTAGTGGGTTTGGAAGTAAATTAAAAGGAATTCCTAGTATTGTTGGAAAAGCCGGTAGTAGTTTTGGAAATTTTGGAAAACAAGTAACAAGTGGACTTTCAACAATATTTAGTGGAGGAATATTTGACAAAATCGGTGGAGCATTTTCAAAAGGTTTTGGAAAAATTTCAGGTGTTCTTTCAGGATTTGGAAGTAAAATGTTAGTTCCATTTCAAGCATTAGGTGGAAAAATAGGAACTTTATTAAGTCCAGTAACTACTGCATTAAGTTCGTTTGGAGGCAAAATCAATGGAGTATTTTCAAATATTACAGGTGCTATTGGGAGAGCCTTTCCTAATGTTACAGCCGGTTTAAGTAAAATTGGAGGAGCATTTGGAGGAGCATTTTCAGGAATAATGGGAAATGTGGGTAATTTTGCATCGAAGTTTTTACCTATATTTACAAAAGCATTTGGAATAAGTGCCATTATTGGTGCAGTTGTAGCAGGATTAGGAATGTTACAACAAAATTTTGGAACACAAATTAACAGTATATTACAAAATATGACAGAGAAAGGACCGCAAATAATCGGTAATTTAGTTAATGGGATTACCTCAAAAATACCTGAATTGATTTCATTAGGAGGAACATTATTAAATAATTTTCTTCAAACAATAATTGCGAACTTACCGGCTATTATAAGTGGTGGAATACAGATTATTGGAAGTCTAGTAACAGGTATTGCTCAACAATTACCAACTTTAATTCCAACAGTATTACAAGTTATTATGACAATTTTTAATTCTTTAATCGCCAATCTACCAACAATAATACAAGCAGGACTTCAATTATTGGTTAGTTTTATTCAGGGAATAGTAAATGCAATTCCTCAATTGATTGCAATGCTACCTACAATAATAACCACTATTTGTACTGTTATAACAGAACAATTGCCAAATATAATTCAGGCAGGTATTACAATTCTTGTAACTTTAATTCAGGGCTTGGTAGATGCAATCCCACAATTAGTGGCAATGCTACCACAAATAATAAATACAATAATTACAACATTGATTGAAAATTTACCTTTGATTATAGATGCAGGTATTCAAATATTGATTGCTTTAATTGATGGTTTGATTCAAGCAATTCCAATGTTAATTGAAATGTTACCTCAAATTATTTCAACAATTGTAACTGTTTTAGCACAAAATCTACCTAAAATCGTTCAGGCAGGTGGAAAGATTATAACATCATTAGTTGCAGGAATAGGTGCTTTATTATGCAAATTAGGGGAGGCAGCAGGAAAAATCATTCAATCAATTTGGAATGTTTTAAAAGAATTACCAGGCAAAGCACTTCAATGGGGTAAAGATATGATTCAGGGATTTATTGATGGAATTAAAAACATGCTTGGAAATATAGCAGAGGCTGCAAAAAATGTTGGAAATAAAATTAAAGAATTTTTACACTTTTCAAGACCTGATAAAGGACCTTTAAGAGAATATGAAACATGGATGCCTGATATGGTTAAAGGATTGTCTAAAACTTTAACGAAAGCATCTCCAAAACTTTACAATGCAAGTAAGGATTTATCTGAAAAACTTGCAGATGGATTAGATATAAGCAGTATTTACAATAAATTGCAATCTGCTATTTCTTTGGAAACAGGAGATATTTCTACAAAAATTAAATCAAAAGCCTTATTGGATGAAAGTAAAAATCAACCAAAAACAATTCAAAATGATAATGGTGTAAATATAAATAATACTCAAAACTTCTATAATACAACACCAAGTCCTTATGAAGAACAAAAAGAGGCAAAACAACAATTAAGGAGGTTAGCGTATGGGTTATAAATTAGAATTACAATTTAATAGTAATAATAAAACTTTGGAAATGGCAAAAGAAACTGATTTTAGGATTATAAGTATAAGTGGATTAGAAGGTAGTTCTTATACTATACACAAAGCAGACTCTAACCAAGATGGAATGGTTGTTACAGGAAAGAAGATTGAGCCAAGAGAGATAATCATAAAAGGGGATATAAAGAAAAATGATAATGAAAATATAAATAGACAAAAGATTATTAGTTTTTTTAATCCTAAACAAACAGGAGAAGTAATTATAAATAGAAATGACATAAGTAGAAAAATACAATATGAAGTTAGTTCTCCTCCTTATTTTACATCAAGTAATCTTTTTGATTATATGACTTTTGAGGTAATTTTAGAATGCCCTGATCCATTATTAAGTAGTGTTAACAATTATGGCAAAAATATTGCTCTTATTACACCACAATTTGCATTTCCACTTATTATTCCCGCAGGAAAAGGTAAAATTGCAGGATATAGGACATATAAAAACGAGGCAATACTAAATAACGATGGAGATACAGAAACAGGATTAGAAATTGTTTTTATTGCTAGTAGAGGGGAAGTTACAAATCCAAAAATTGAATTAAGTACAGGAGAATTTATTGAAGTTATTACTCAAATGGCAAGAGGAGATATATTAAAGATAAATACTAACAATAGAAAAAAATCAATAACTTTAAATGGAGAAAACATTATAAATAGAATTAACAGGCAAAGTTCTTTCTTTAATTTAAAAGTTGGAACAAGCACTATAAAATATAGTAGTGAAAAAGGATATGTAAATATTGATGTTAATATCTATTTTTATAAAAAATATATAGGAGTGTAGGCTATGGAATTGATAATGTTAGATGAAAATTTTATACCATGTGGGATAATAGATAATTTTTCAAGTTTATCATGGACACGAAGATATTATGATGTAGGAAGTTTTAATTTACAAATAACCATTAGTGATTATATGAAAATTAAAAATGCAAAGTACATTTATAGCAATAGTTTCATAGAAACTGCAAAAATAGAGGCAGTAAACTATATCAATGGTGTAAATGATATAAATGTTCAATTAAGTGGAAGATTTTTGGAAATATTGTTAAACGATAGAGTAATAAATAATACTCAAAATCTAAATAATACAACAGAAAACAATTGTAGAAATTTGGTTAATAATTTTGCAATAAATCCTAGTGTTTCAAGTAGAAAAATCCCAAAAGTTAGATTGGGAGAGGCTCACGGATTAGGAAAGAAATATATAATGCAGGTTACAGGCGAAGAACTGATGACTGAACTATATACACTAGCAAAACAAGATGAATTAAGTATAAGACTTCGTTATGATTTTGTAAATGATGAGATTATTTTTGAAGTATGGCAGGGATTAGATAGAACTGATAAACAAACTACAAATACATTTGCTATATTTAGTAGAAATTTTGAAAATATTTTAGATGATAATTATTCAATGGATTCTACAAAACAAAAAAATTTCGCTTATGTTTATGGAGAAGGCGAAGGAGAGCAAAGATTTTTAATAGAGGTTGATAACACTAATGGAGAGGAAAGAAAAGAACTATATGTTGATGCAAGAGATTTACAACAAGATGATATGACACTAAATGAATATAAAGATGCATTAAGAAATAGAGGCATTGAAAAATTAAATGAATGTAACAAAGTAGAAACATCTGATTTTCAAATAGATCCATTTTCAAATTTGATTTATGGTAAAGATTTCAATTTAGGAGATTTATGTACCTATAAAAATGAAGAACTAGGAATTTTAATTGATAATAGAATTGTTGAGATTTCCGAAGTTTATGAGAATGGAAATAAGAAAATAGATGTTATTTTTGGAGATGACTATAATTTGAAAGGAGTGATTGCATAGTGAAAAGTGGATTTTTTAACAGTAATATTACTGGATATGATGATGAAGGAATGCCTATTTTTGATAGAGCACAAGAGGCATCATTTTTTGCAAAATATTTTAGCAGTTTTATAGGCAATGGTATTTATCCAAATCCTTCAACAGGAATGCAGATACTTGAAGATTCAGGAATGAATGTTAGGGTTTCAAATGGATGTTGTTTTATAAATGGATATTTTGGATGGATAGAAGAAATAGAGCCTGAAAATTTAACAATACAAGCATCTGAAAATCTACCTAGAATTGATAGAATTGTTGCTAGACTAAATTTGGTAGAACGATTTATAGAATTAAATGTAAAAAAAGGAAATGCAAGTAGTAATCCAATTGCACCTGATATTGAAAGAAGTTTAGATTACTACGAAATTGCATTGGCAGATATTAGAGTTAATGCAAATGTTGGAAAAATAACACAAGCCAATATAACTGATTTAAGACTTAATAATAGTCTTTGTGGAATTGTATCAGGAGTTATTGATCAAGTAGATACTACAACTATATTTAATCAATTTAAAGCATGGTATGAAGAAACTACACAACAAGCAAGTACAAATATTGAGGCAATATTAGAAGAATTTCAAAATGGATTTAATGAATGGTTTGAACATATTAAAGGTCAATTGAGTGAAGATGCAGCAGGAAACTTACAATTACAAATTGATGAAATAGTTGCTGAACAAAATAAATTAAAAGATATTGTAATGGATGCTATTTCTCCGATAATGACAGAGTCAGAGGAAATTTTAGCAACAGAAACAGGAGAATATATTGTAGCAGGTATGTAAAAAAGAAATTTTTAATAAAAAAATAGGAGGTAAAATTATGATAAAAAAGATTACTGAATTAACAGAAGGAAAGCCACTTAAAAAAGATGTTATTCCATTTGTTGATACTACCAATGGAACAACAAAAAAGGCAGTAATAGAAAATTTATTAAATGTAATAGTTCCTAGTAATGCAGGAGGACATAATGCAATATATAGAGGAAAAGATATTACAGAATACTTTTATGGTAGAGAAAAATATAATGAAAAAACATTTAGTCAAGCAGTTGCTGATGGAACATTCGATAATATTTTTGTAGGAGATTATATTATTGGAAAAACAAGTAATAGAAAATATATTGTTGCAGATATAAATTACAGATTACATTGTGGAGATACAGAATGTAAGACACCACATGTTTTAGTAATTCCTGAAAGAATAATGGGAACTGCTAAAATGAATGATAATAATATTACAACAGGTGCTTATATTGGAAGTAAGATGTACACAGAATACTTAACACCATTTAAAACAATAATAAAAAATGATTTTGAAGTTGGGCATATACTAAAACATAAAGAATTATTAACAAATGCAGTTACAGATGGCAAATCAAGTGCATGGGCATGGTATGATTCTACCATAGAACTTATGAATGAAAGTATGGTTTATGGACATAATGCTTTTGGATCAAATCATGGATATGAAACTGGAATTGATAAATCACAATTATCATTATTCAGATTAAAACCTAGCGAAATAATAGCATTAAATGATGCAGGAGAAAGATATTGGTACTGGCTAAGAGATGTGGTTTCTTCTTCGACCTTCGCCCTGGTGGCCAGCAACGGTTTTGCGGACGCCACCGGTGCTTCCCTCTCTAGCGGTGTTCGCCCTGCTTTCCTAATCTACTAATCAGGCATCAGACAGGGCTTTATGCCCTGTCATATAATATAGTGAACTTCAAAAATAGTTATTTTCTTCAATATGAAATGATATAATTATATCGTTAAATTTTGAAAGGAGAAAATAGTATTATAGCAAATGTCAGATATAAAAAAGAGTGAAAGGAAAGAATCAAAATTAGAAGTAATACACAATGCATATATGATAAGAATGTCGGTAACAAAAATAGCAGAAAATAATTTTTATATAAGTGAAAGCAAAGTTGAAAAGATGATTGCTGAAAAAATAAAAATATTTCCAGAAGATAATCAGGAAAGAATTAGAGAAAGAACTAGGCAATATTTCAGAAATCAATTAAATAGAATAACAAATAGAACTCTTGATTTCGCTTGTGGAATAAGTGAACATTTAAGAATAGCAAATACTATATTTCCAACTTATATGTCCGAATTTGAAGAACGAAGATTGGAAATGGACAGAGCAATGGCTTGTTGTAATGCTTTGCAAGATGAATTACAATATGCAGGAGAATGCTTATATGCTGATTTGAATAAATATATGAATATAGTATTACAAATTCAAAAAGAATTTAATATGATTAAATCACTCAGACAAACTGACAATAGATTCTTAAAAAATATAAAAAAATAATAATTAGTGGGTAACTTTTATATGTGGTTTCTTCTTCGAACTTCGCCAATGTGAACAACAACGGTAATGCGAACAACAACAGTGCATCCAACTCTAACGGTGTTCGCCCTGATTTCACATCCTATACGATTTTTTTGTGGACTAGATTCCATTGTATAGTATTGGGAAAGGAAAGGAAAAGTTGTCCCTTCTGTTTGTAAAAACTGATAAATGCTAATCATTATGTATTTGGATAAGTCCAGTAATACTATTAAAGTGATTTTATGAATATTTTTTATGATGCTAATGCAATATATGAGGCAGGAACAAAATCAATAAAAAGTGCACCATTTAAGTATCAAACACAATTATTTGAAGTAAATCATTTATTAGAAACTGCTCAAATATTAAAAGATTTAAAAGAATGGAAATATAAACCAACAAAGGGCAAAAAGTTTGTGATAAATGAAAGAGGTAAAATAAGACATATAACAACAAACAATATGGTAGATAAAACAATAAATCATTTGCTTTGTGATGAAGTTTTAAGTCCTGCTATTTCTCCTTATCTTATTTATGACAATGGAGCAAGTCAGACCAATAAAGGTGTAGCATTTCATAGAAAAAGATTAGAAATACATTTACACCAATTTTATAGAAAATATAAAAGTAATGAGGGATACATATTGTTAATAGATTTTAGCGGATATTATGCAAGTATTCCTCATAATTTATGTTTGCAAAATATACAATCTTTTTTGAAGAAAACAGACAAAGAAGAAGAAAAAATAACTATGTGGATTTTAAAAAATTTATTTGATGTCTATAATGTAGATAATAAAAATGGGAGAGGGGTAGATATAGGAAGTCAACCCTCACAAAATATAGGGATTGCTTATCCATCCAAAATTGACAATTACATAAAAATAGTAAAAGGATGTAAATATTATGGAAGATACACAGATGATAGTTATATCATTCATAAGGATAAGGAATTCTTAAAACAATTACAAAAAGAAATAAAAGTTATTGCTAATGAATTGGGTTTGATAATCAATGATAAAAAAACAAGAATTGTAAAATTATCACAACCTTTTAGAATTCTGCAATTAAGTTATCAATTAACAGAAACAGGAAGAATTATAAGGAGAATAAGTCCAAAAGCAATAACTAGACAAAGAAGAAAGTTAAAAGCATATAAAAGGCTATTAGATAATAATAGACTAAATTATGAAGAAATTGAGAATATATTTAAAAGTTGGATTTCAGGAAATTATAAAAATATGTCTAGGCAACAGATAACTAATATGTCTCAATTATATTATGATTTGTTTAGGAGGAAAATAAAATGGAAAAATCATGGAAAATTACACTATCTGATGGAACAACAATTGAAAACCTTAGATTAAATGGAAATAATTTTGTATCAGAGACAGAAATTAAGAAAGAGATGTTTGATGGAAAATTATTAAAGGTTACAATAGAAGGGATAGAAGATGGTAAAAAAGTTGTTAATGAATATAAAAATATGGAATTAGTGCAAATAGTTCATTATGAAGATGGATATTATTTTGTATTAAGAGAATTATCACAGGAAGAAATAAATATGGCTAAAATACAAGGAAACATCGAATATCTTGCAATGATGACTGATGTAGATTTGGAGGTGTAACGTGAGTAAGAATTTTGAAAAAGTAAAAACATATTACAATAATGGAATATGGAGTAAAGAAAGAGTATATAACGCAGTAGGAAAATGGATAACAAATAAAGAATATAAAGAAATAACAGGAGAAGATTATAAATAGTTAGGAACGATAAATAATCGTTCTATTTTTTTGTAAATTTTACGAGAGAGGAGAAATGTCTAGTGGATGAAAAATATGTTCAAATGATAATCGAAAATAAAGATAGTTGTAAATCAGCACATCATAGATTGGATAAATTAGAAAATGATATTGGCGAAATTAAAGAATTGACAATTGCAGTAAAAGAAATAGCAATGGAAACAAAAGCCAATAGAGAAGATGTTAACAAAATGAATGAAAGATTAGAAAGTATAGAACAAAAACCACAAAAAAAATGGGAAAGTGTTGTAGATACCATTATAAAAACAATAGTAGGAGCAATAGTCGGTGCGATTATTGCTCTTGTTTTAAAATAGGAGGTTTACTATGAAAGAAAAAATTGCAAAATTGATAAATGTTAAGAGCATCGTTACAATAGTTCTAACATTAGTAGTAGCATATAAGGCAATAGTCGGTCAGATGGATATTGAACAAATATATTTAATGATCATTGCTTTTTATTTTGGAACTCAATTTGAAAAAGGAAGTTCCAACAAATCTGAATAATACCGTAAAAAAATTACGGTGTTTATAAAATACTGGAAGAATTATTGTTTTTCTTCCAGTAAATTTTTTTATAAGGAGGTCTTCAAAATGGAAGAAAACAAAGAAATAACTTTAACACCAGAGATGGAACAAGAATTATCAAATGGGAAAGGAGAAGAATAATGGGATTTTCAAGTTTAATTAAAAGTAAAGTTTTAGCATCAGGAAGTAATTACACAAATGGTAGAAAAGGATATAAAGTTTGCAAAATAACTCCTCATCACATGGCAGGTGTATTAAGTGGGGAACAATGTGCAAGAATATTCCAAAATCCAAACAGACAAGCAAGTGCAAATTATTGCATAGGAAATGATGGTGGAATAGTAGGTTGTGTTGATGAAAATAATAGGGCATGGACATCTAGTTCTAGTTGGAATGATTGCCAATCAATCACAATAGAAGTTTCAAACAATAAAACAGGTGGAGATTGGACAATATCAGATGCTGCATGGAATTCCTTAATAAATCTTTGTGTTGACATTTGTAGAAGATATGGTTTCAGATTAAGTTATGATGGAACAAAAAATGGTAGTTTAACAAGACATGATATGTTTGCAAATACAAATTGCCCTGGACCATATTTAAAAAGTAAATTACCAGAATTAGCAAGAATTGTAAATGCTAAATTAGATGGTGGTAATGTTTCAACTCCTAGTCAAAGTTCAGGAAAAAAATCAAACGAAGAAATTGCAAATGAAGTAATTGCAGGACAATGGGGAAATGGAAATGACAGAAAGAACAGATTAGCAAATGCAGGATATGATTACAATACTATTCAAAATATTGTTAATAAAAAATTAAATGGTTCATCTTCAACAACTAAAAATAATACTAAATCAAATGAAACTATTGCACAAGAAGTAATAAATGGTGTTTGGGGTAATGGAGAAGATAGAAAAAATAGATTAACACAAGCAGGATACAATTATAATGTAATACAATCTATTGTTAATCAAAAATTAGGTGCAAAACCTGTTTCTAATAAAAAGTCTAACGAAACCATTGCTGATGAAGTTATAAAAGGATTATGGGGAAATGGTGCAGATAGAAAAGCAAAACTTCAAGCAGCAGGATATAATTATAGTGATATTCAAGCAATAGTAAATAGAAAATTAAAATAATAATAGGAGGGATAAAATCCCTCCTTAAATTTTTTCAATCTTATTTTTTAAAGATCGGAAGAGCACACGTCTG